GCTGCTTTGTTTGCAAGAATACCAATATTAACATTATCATTAAAGATAGCATAATGAAGTAGATAAGATACAGACGTGGTTGACTTACCAGTCTGTCTAGGCATCATACAGATATTAAATCTATTCTCATGGAATCTAGTTATTAACTTCTCTTGGAATGGCCACATATCGAAGCTGACCAATCCTTCATCAACGTTTACAATCTTGATGTATTGACGAGCAAAATAAACAGGATCAAGTTTACATTTAATAAACTCCTGAACCTGGTCATGACTAAATTCAATCTCAGTATTTGCTTTCTTGAGATTGGGATTACCAAGGTATACTTCTTGAGACATAATTAAGTTTGACGATAACCACTAACAATAAAAGTACAGGTTGCTCCAGCACCAGATGATTCAAAGTTACCAGTACCAACGAACAAAGCATCTCCAGCATTTTCAAGGACTAAAGGAGATGCATAAACATCAAACCTATAGTTTCCTCTATCAGCAATGCTTTCATCTACAATTCTGAAATCAGGAGAATCAGTAGTTCCACCATTAGGAACAAAATAGATTTGAGCACTTGTAGATGCACCATATCCAGCATGTGCATACACACCGTCTATGTAAATCTTTTTATTATCAACACAAGTAATCACTCCTACCGTGCTGCCATATGCAACCTTAATAGGGTTACATATCTTTCCGTAAACAATTGGATTTGCCATAATTAAGTAACGATGTCAGCACCAGCACCGGCTCTTACTGCCATTAATTTTTTAAGTAAAACTTGTCTTTTCAATCTCATTACTCTCTTCTCCTTAGATTTTAACTCTTGATTCTCACGACCTTTCTTTTGTTGCTGCAATTGCTTAGCTTGCACATCATCTACACCAGGAGTTTTAGACCCATTAGAAGGCATGGGTGCAGTATCCTCAGGCAATTGTAAAATTGGTTTAGTAGGATCTCTTAAAACTACATCATAATTCATAACCCTAGAACCAGGATACACCTTTACAACTGCATCTTGTACTTCTTTCTTAGAAGGAACCTTTAGTTCTGGAAAGAACATCTGAAGAGACATATACTTACCACGCCACTGGAATGTGACATACATTGTCTGTCCGTTTACTCTTGGAAGAGTTGTTGCTTCATAAGTGTAAGTCTTACTACCAACTTTAGTATGGCCGTACTCTCCAGTTTTACCTGGACGTACTTGACCTAACTTAGTACCTTTTCTAGAAACACCAGTTGATGTTTTACGTGCTCTCTTATGAGTAGGATGTAAAGTTGCTTTATCCTTTCCTTTCTTTGTGATTACAGCATCTTGGTTATACTCCTTACCAAGACGTTTCATTTGTTTCTTAAATTTCTTGAACTTCTTCTTAGGAGCATTAACAGCCATTGATGGTTCACTGACTGTCTTCTTCTTACCTGTCTTCTCATCCTTCTCAGGATATTCACCTTTTACTTTCTTATATCCATATCCCATACTACGGATTTTTTTACCGAGTTCTTTATTACGTGCTTTGTTTTCCTTACTAGATTTGTCACCTCTATTAGCAGTTAGGACTGCAGTGCTGCGACTCTTAGAGTGCTTCACCTGACGTGCCATACCACCTTCATCAAGTTCCACTTCCTCATTAGTATGAGCAAATGCTTTCTTCATTGCATCTAGTTTTAGATGAGGTGGAAGACTAGACTCTGCTTCCTTTCTCTTCTTCTCAGCCTTCTTCTTAACAGCATCACCCAGTTTGCTATGTTCTATCTCTGGTTTCCAATCTTCATTCTTTGCCATCTTACGGAAAGTCTTGGCAAGGTTATACCTCTTACTACCAGGAGGGCAAGTTTCACTACCAAACTTCTCACCAGTACAAGGTTTATCCTTCCTCATATTCTTGGTGGCCTTCTGAATCCACTTCTTATCTTCGCTCACTCCTCCTCCTGCGGCACCGTTCCCATTGCCATTGCCGTTGCCAGAACTAGACCCATTAGTTCCTGAATGCCCGTTGCCATTCTTCTTGCCACCCTTTGATTTCTTTCCATTTCCGTTTCCATCTTCATCCTCAGGATCAGGTCTTAACCAGCCACGAGCTCCCACATAGTGTCCCTTGGGAATAGGCATACACTTCTTTTCCTTATTGCAAAAATATTTACCAGGAGGACAATCCTTCATAAAAAATAAGAAGTCTCCTTATATTTATTCCTCTTCTTCTTCTAATGCTTTTTGATAATACTTTATTTTCTTCTCTAACATAACAACTCTTTTTTGGAGTCGCTCATTTGTTTCCTCCAATACTTCAATATGTTCCTCGTAGACGGTGTACATACTTTCAAAATGTTGAATAACTATTTAATCATTTAATGTCTTCTTCAACTTCGTTACATTCCTTAGCAAGATCTGCTGCCATATTTCCACCTATCTCAGCACCTTGTTCCATACCCATCATAGTCATAGCACCAGCAAGTACCCATCCTACTACAGGAATAGATGCAACACCTGTGACTCCTACAGCAGCAGTACCTAAACCACCACCTACTAATCTACCTGTACCTTCTCCACTACCTCTCTTTTTAATACATGCAATAGTTTTAGCATTTAATTCACTACCACTATTACCTCCTTGAGTATGAAGAGCACCTTCTGCCATATATTGTTTTTCTATATGAGTTTTACTCTTACCAAATCCTAAGAATCCAGCAGGTTTATCCTGCCTTTTTACAGTTACCATGACTTTAGGATCATGTGCTCGATAATTTATGATATAACCATCTTTATTTGCTTTAACAGAATAAGATGTATATTCCCCAATTGGTAGATTAAGTTTAGGAAACTTAGTCTGTTGAGATATCATCCCAATCATCCCAATATGGGAAACGCCCAGGATAGTTCCTAGGCTTATTCCAATCCACCTTTTCATGGTATTCTATCCTCTATTTCAGAGTCCTGGTATCTGCGGGGCTTGCGAAGTTTGCGTCGGAGCACCAACAGGAGAACCAACAGAAGGAGCAGCAAGATCATTGGTGCCAAGAGGAAGTGATCCACCACCCAATCCACCAAGTGATCCAAGAGCAGCGTCAATAGCTTGCTGCTTGACGTTATCAATGATAGAATCTCTGTTGACAAATACAAATACGCCACTGCCAACAACGGCAGCAGATACAACAGCAGACGCAACAGCAATGACATTAATTACTTTTTGACAAGACATAATTTTAATCCGTAGGTTTATTTTGTTTTGGAGGTTGAGTACCACCTATTTGAAGTGGTGCTTGTTCAATGCGAATAATTTGAGCAGGAGCAGTTTGACTTGCTTTTTCAATTAACCGTTCCATGTCCGCCTTAGACACTTGACCAGGAGCACTTGATCCATTGCCATTCATCTTCATCGTACCATCACCTTTCTTAGATGCTGTCTGAATTCCGAAGCTAGCTAAAACTCCAGTAAATACCGAAGCAATAAATGTGGGATCAATTTTCTGTTGAGGAACACCAGGAATAGCCACGTAATTTAAAGTCAATATTCCACCGGACCAAACCAACACACCAAGCCGTACAAATGTACTGACGATTGCTGCTTGCTCTTCAGCATCTGGTAGAATAGCGTCCTTTAGTTTACCTAAAGTACCCTTTTTCTCTTCCGTAGATTCTTCCTCTTCCTTAATTTCCTCTTTAACTTCCTCAGCCATTATAGCATACGTAAGGCTTAATATATATACGACTTAATTTTTACTTATGATAATGCCAATACTAAACCTATAGATGCTTTACCTGATAAATTAGAACCGTCACCATAATAAGTTACTGCTGCACCTGCAACTGCAGTAACTACACCGGAAACGTTTATACCACTATTTGCTGTTACAATACCAATAGAATCAACGTTTGTTACATCTTCATATGTAATAGTTCCTGCTGCTGATATGTTACCCTTAACATGCAAACTCTTGGCTATACCAACACCACCACTGAATAATACAGAACCACTATCCCAATCAGTAGATTCAGTGGTATTACTGAAGGTAACAATACCACTCATACTCATACCCATGCCAGTGGTATTACCCTGCTTCAAGGTCTGATCTAAAGTCTCTGCATCTGTGGTTAATGCTGTACTAGCAATACCAACAATCTTTAAATTAGAATCATATATCAGTACTGTACCTGTATTAATACCAGGATTAGTAGCAGTAGTCTCATACTTAGTATAAGTTCCAATACCAACATCTTCTAGGTCATCAAAACGTACAGCACCACCTCCACCTAAGGTTGCTATTTGTTGCTGAACTCTATTGATAAAAAGTCTATAGTGTTTTGCTAAGTCTGCATGAGTAGCAAACTCCTGATCCAAAGGAGTTAATGGATCTGAATTATCAACATTAGGAGGAATATTTAAAAGTCCTTCTTGTATATCACCTTGTGTTATTTTTATGTCATATACAATAGACTTCAACTCAGTTAAATCTTTAAGTTCCCTTTTAATATTTTTTATATCTTCCTCATAATATTTTGGTTTAGGTAGAGTCTTTATTCTTTCTTGAAGAGATTTAATCTCACCATCCATATGCTTGGCAAGATTATCTGTAGACTCTACAAATGATTCCTGTAAGTTATCTACAGTTTTCTTGGTTACTTCACTAAAAGCATCAAACCTCTCACCTACTTTTTCATTAAAAGTTATCTCAAACTCTTTCTGGTTATTTTTTAGTTTCTTCTGAAGGTTCCAAATAACAGTAGATTGCTCTCTAAGTTCTTTAAAGATATCTTTTCTTACTGTATCAACTCTTTCATGAATGGTTTTAAAGTCAGTCTTTGTCTCAAACTGCTTAACATCAGTCTCTTCATGTATTTTTTCTAACTCAGTAGTTACTCTAGCAGCTAAGGTTGATATAGTGTCCCTAACTCCTCTGAAATCCTCATCAATAACATTGAATCCCTTTCCAACCCAAGCAAAATCAGGGACTTCGGTGACCTTTGAAATCCAAGTAGGTAAAGAAGGGATAGAGTCTTCAACTTTACTAATTGATTCTCGTAATGCCTGTAATTCATCTTCATAATAACGTACCTCAGGTACTACAGGTATCTCTTCTTTTATCTGCTGAATAGTAGCAGATAGTTCTTCTAACTCTGGAGCATAATCTTTAATCTCTGGTATCTCTGGAATATCCTTACGGACATCATTAACCATCCTTACCAACTCACCCCATTCAGGTGCTTTAATAACATCTTCTACTTCTAGAAAAGCATTACCATCAGCATCTTCAATGGTTTGAACTTCTTCTACAATTTCTTCTTGTGGTAAAAACTCATCTACCGATGGTAATTC